TCAAATCAGCCTGCTTGCGGAGTTCCTGAGCGTTTCCACGGATTCCCGTTTGCACGTCGTGGATCATCATTCTGCCGTTTGGAACCATGCGGATCTTATCTGCCGCCATTGCAATCACTGATGCCATGGAAGCCGCAAGGCTGTTGATGGTGGCGGTGACATGGACGCCGCGAGCCTGCATCTTCTTGATCTCGGAATAAAGCGTGTAGCCATCCAAGACGCTGCCGCCTGGTGAATGGATCTCGATTTCCAGAGTATCCACCGCGTTTTCGTGGCAGTTGGTTAGCTCGCCTGTGTATTGGCCGGATTCAGCCGCGTTCGCGCCGAAAATCTTGCCGATCTCGGAGATGAGCCGATCCATGACCGGCTGTTGCACAATGTCGTTAAGTTTGATTTTCCCGGCCTTGTTGGTGATTTCAATCAGGTTCATTTTGGGTGGTGGCTGGAGTTTCTTCCTTGGGTGCCATTTCGTTAGGTGTGAGCATTAGGTAATATCTAGGGTCGATCTCGATCCCGTATTTTTTCTCCATTTCGAGGCGGTTCATTTCGCGGGCGGCGATTTCCTCGCCCCGCTCGATCAAGTTTTCGTCGAAGGAATTCCCTTCCTCGCCGATCATGCTGGTCTGATTGATGATCCCTGCCTTGAACTTCTCAAGCCGTTCCTTGCTGGTCCGTCCGTCGTCAATCGTTAGTTTTGGCGGCTTCGTGAATGACCAATTCCACCAGTCGGAGGATTTTTTGACGCGGCCATTTCCCATGGCCCACGCGAGAGATTTGACGACACGCCATTTGGCTATCTTGGTCAGCATTGACTGCCGATCTTCGACACTACGGCACGCTAGGCCGATTTGAGACCGTTCCGCCGTGCCTTGCCCGGATGGCTTCCAGAGCGACATTGGCCAGTTGATTTCGACCATCGCCTGCCGGACTTGCATGTCGTAAAACTCATGCCACGGATTGCCGGGGCGGAAGTTCTGGTGCTGTTCCAACTTCTCGCCGGAACCTGCCTTCGCATACATGATTTGTCCTCCAGCGAGGTATTTGATTGCGATGTCTCCGCATCCTTCCGGTGCCACGTAGTCCGGTTCATCCATGTCGGGACCGCCGGATTCATTGTGGATCGTGTAGTTGAGAGATGACATAGAAAGCAGGTTCATCCTCTCCCATTCCTCGCTCTGAAGGATGTCCCTCAGTCCGTTCAGGCTCGCCCAGAATAGTGGTAATCCACGGCGTTGTTCAGGCCATGCCTTTTCAAAGGTGTGCTTGATAAATGCGGCATCGATGAATTTTTCGTGTTGCCCGTTAGCGTCAACGAACGAATACGCGGCGGGCTTTCCGGTGTCTTTCCAGTAAATAATCCCGTCCTCATGGACGAATCTATCACCGGAATACAAACCCTTTTCGATCTTTCCTTCCGGCAACCCGCCTGCGTCAATGCGATGGCTCGGGATGATTTGGATCTGCGGGTAGCCGTTCGGAGTGGCGGTGAAATACTCGAAAATCTCGCCGTCACGGTCCATTGCCACCGATGCCAGGTAGAGGTCGGAGACGAAATCGGACGAATCCCCGACGATGTTGCAAATCTCATACCATTCCCCGGTCAGCCATGATTTCGCGGCGTCGCCATAGGCCTTGTCCGATCCTTTATAGACCGGCAACCATGCGTTACCCACGGCATACATCGCCTTTTGGTCGATTGCGCCTTTTAGGATGGGGGAATTCAGGTAGAGCGACTTCGACGCCGAAACCATCATTCGCCGGTCCATTTTCGGGACGGCTTTCCCCACGTCGCGGATATTCCACGGCTCAGAAGGGCGATTCCCGCCACCGAGGTTCGCGCTGCGGGCGGGTCTGCCGCCATAGCTCGCCGGTTGCCCGTATTGGTTGAGGATCGCCATTACCGGAACCTCCCCACCACTGTTTTTGTTCCAGCCGAGTCATTATCCAGCATCGTCATAAGCAGAGAAAGCACATGCAGCCGATCCTGCGGCGTCGAGGCGTGCTTGGCGGTGAATGACTGCCCGTTGACGGTGGATTCAGTGACCTGCATCCCGCCATTCGTGCCGGTGATGGACGCTACAAGCGCGGTGTGATTCGCTCGCTGGGCCTCTATTGCGTCAGAATCGCCACGGATCGCCCGAAAGATAGCGCGGGCCTGCAAAAACGGTGACATGCCGCCCGAGTGGGATGCATGTCGGCAAAGTCAAGGCGGGTTTCAACCGGATTCTGTATCTTCCGATAAATCCTCCACGGCTGGACGGAAGACCTTAAACATGAACGCCGCTGCTAGATTGTAGATTTCGCAATCTCGCCCGTGCTGAGCACCCTTCCTTGTCCACTTCTTCACCTCGCGGCCTTTCGCGTTCTTTTTCGTCTCCAATCGCTCGCCGTTGAGGTGTTTTGCGTAGGATGGTGGGGCATCATCATACGCTAACCATTCCGCGCCCTCGCCGTCGATCAGTCGTTGCAGGATGTGCTGTAATCTTTCTGTTGATACGTGGAAATATTCGATGGCTTTCCCGGTTTTCGACTTGGTGATTTTCCGTTTCGAGAAAAGGCGTTGCTCCATCTTCCCCGCGTTGGGACCTGTCTTGATTTCCCAGTCGAAAAGATGGGTGATGTTGTCGCCGGTGTCAGATTTGCCCTTGATACCTCTCCATCCAAGTCTTGCCACAACCTCCGCAATCTCGGTTTGCTGGAAACCCACGTCCATAAAACAGCAGTTTTTCGGGACGGCGTATTTCTCCTCCAGCGTCAGCAAGTCCGACTCTCGCCCGATGTATCCGAAGAACAAAAGCTTGGATGCACCGCCGGTAGCCCATGCGCGGATCGTAACCCACCAGTGATCAAGCCCAGCGTCAGCGGTCAGGAATCGGCATTGTTCCCCGTCGATCTTCCGCGCTTCAATATAATCCCCCTCGGTATAGCCGCTCCGCCTCAGTTCAATTTTCTGGATACTGTTCTGGTCGCACCATCCCACCGCCCGGTTTTTCTGATACCACGCCTTCAAGAGCGTATCATCCCCAATCGCCATCTGCCGATCCGCCCCCAGCTTCTGCATCACGTCCACGCCCCACGCGATCCGCCAGTTCGCACCGTAATCGACATGGAATCCCTCGTAGCCGCGCAAGCCGTCATCGGAAACCATGATGTATCCGTCATCCTCTTTGAGTGAGTCGTGGAGCATTCGTCGCACGGCAGGCGTGTCGGCATATTCCGTGGCGCATGACGGGCAGACGCGGCGGGTAGTGTCTGCGGTCGATTGGTCGTCGGAACGCTCGTCAAATTTCAGCTGCTCGAAAGTGAATGGGTGCGCAACACCGCAGGACGGGCAACGCCAACCAAACTCCCACTTCCGGCACTTGTCATGTTCCAAGTGCAGCTCAGACGTTTGCCCCACGCCCTCCTCGCTGGCAATTTCACCAGCCTGAGAGCACATTACGAATTTCCGGTTTTCCCTGTTATGGGAACGGGCGAGCCACTCGCGAACGATTCCGTGTTTCCACTTCCACCCCTCGTCGCTGAGTCCGTGTTGGATAGAAACTTCCTGAGTGTTGGAGATATTCGCCCCACCGGCGAGAAAGAACATGTGCGGCCAGATCATCGCGTCTTTCCTGAATGCGTTTCTTTCGTTAGTCGGCCAGAGGGCTTGAAGCGGTCCGCACCGGCGGAATGATTTCTTCGCCCGCGTCTCCAGCCATTGCGCGGCGGTCGTATCGTTCTGCGTCAGGTAGAGAGTCGGCCCTGGATTCTCGGAAACAATCCAACAGGAGATTGCCTCGAAAAACGCCGACTTGCCGAAACCGGGCGGGACGATGCAAACCATGTGGCGGGTCGAGTAATCGGCGTAATGCCCCATCGGTTTACGCCACCACCGGAATTGCTCCGGGTCGAACCTGGAGGATAGTTCCGATCCTTCCAGATAGACGTGCTCCGCGCACCAATCCGCCGGGTGCATGTCGGAACGGGGCGCGATGGCTTCGCGGAGTGAGGCGAGTTCAATCATAGGGTTACTTCCGGCACTTCTGGCACAACTTGAAATTGTTTTCCATGCTACGCGGGCGGCGGCAATTCGGGCAGACGATTACCGGATTCTTGTTGAAAATCCGGTCGTAATTCTCCCTGAATTTCACCGGGTCAACCGGGCGGGGCGAGTCGCCTTTCCCGGCACTCATGGCGCCACCTCCTCATGGCTAGCCCAAAACTCCGATTCAACGTCAGCGAAGATCTTCTGAATTTCCGCCATCTTCGCTTTCGCTTTCGGGGTGGCCTGCTCCAGGTTCAGCCCCATGCAGACGCGGGGAATTTCGATGGACGCCGCCCGCAGTGCCGAATTGATCGCCGTCCCCGCACGTATCCACGCTTCTACACAGTCAGCGCGGGAGACGGTTTTACCGACCGCCTCGTCATTTTCTAATTTGATCCGTCGCTCCTGCTCCTTCACAAGTTTGATCCGCGCCTGGGTGAGCTGGTCCTTTAAATCGCCGCCTCCTTCCTTGGCTTTATCGGACCTCCATTGACGGGCGGCGGCGAGGCTATGGACTGGCATCCCCTCGTCTTTGAGCTGTGATACGCGGCGGGTGGAGATTTCTAAGTCGGCGGCGATTTCGGCTAGTGTCGGAACATCTGAAGGCTTGGCTTTTCGTGACATTTTCGTGGGCGTTTTCGTAAGTGATTAATACTGAGTTATTGAAGGAAATCGGAACTTTTGAAATGCGTTCTGCGGATACCCCGGAGTCCGCAC